CTTTTGGTCTAAGTTACTGGTTACCCGGTGATTGCACGTAATCACCACCATACTCTCGTATCCGGAACGCTCCGAACACCTCCCCATGTCGTACCTAACATGGATCTGGGAGAACACACATATACACATAAAACTCAGCCACACATTGTCGCTGGTTTCGTACTACTACTACTAAATTTTTCTGGTACATCGACACCGTCTCCGTCTTTGGGGCCTATTCCTCGGGTGCGTAGACATCGATGTATTTTTATTATTTTATATTGTTTATTTTCTTTTCTGCATGCAACATGGTCTATGTATACACATTGAATGGAGCAACACTAATAGTGGACACAGTAGACGCACCAGTGAGTGTACCTGGATAGGTCACTGATGCCGTCTTAGCTTTGTCGGAGATTTGGATTACGTGCTGGTAAAAGGCGTTGGTCACTTGACCACCGCCACTCAGCACAGTGCGGATGTATGAAGACCCCGAAGGCATGGTCAAAGCATCGCAATTGACCAACGTCGGAGCACCACTCATATCTGCCGCTGAAAAGGTCGTGGTAGCTATAACGGTTACCGTGACCAAATACACACCCAAAAGTTGTGATGGAAATGAGAGCGTCTTTACATTGGCGCTACACTCAAGTCCACCTCGGCGCGAAGCCACACCGTTGAAAAACGATGCGGACGTGATTGCCCCTGTATAGAACAGATCACAACTACGAGATAAGGAAGTAACATTCGATTCGATAATCGGTTTCTTCAACTCAATCTCATAGGTACACCACAAATCCCCAAGCACAGTGTCATCTGCCTGCTGACCGGATACGCAAACATGCGTTTGTCCTAGATCATATAGCAACTTTGAGTCACCCGCTGGCACCGCATCAGTGCGCACATACTGCACATTGAACGGATTTTCCTTAGGGTCACACTCAATTGGATGACAAAATGCCTCACTAGGCACAGACTCTGAACTCCAGTACTCATTGAGTACCTCGTTCTTATTATTTGGCGCTGAGTCGTTTGAACGGTAGGATGTTTGGAGCATCACTGTACCCAGGGCTGCGTTGGTGCCACTAACAGCTGCACCACTGCTCGGCACATAATGCCAAACAAGCCCTCGAATACGATACTCTTGAAATCGCGAGGCGACACCTGCGAGCCATGGGAATGTCTCGTGCCGACCCGGATTAATGTCATACGAAGCCCGAACCACAAAAGCAGTGGAACCCCGAATTTCTGACACAAACTCCTTGTGACGCACAATAACGGATTGACCGTCGTTGTGCATCGATGGAATGCTATTAGATCCACGCAAACTAGAGTTGACGATACTATTGGTGGAAACTTTATAGTCCCCACTCCCCAGCCACCTACTCAGACTTGCGCCGAGGGAAGATCCTACAGAAGAACCTCCACCTGGCATTCCAATGAGGGAGCCTAAAGCCCCCCCCCCCAAACCACCCAGAGCACGCAAAGCTGACCCCAACCGGGTCAACTCCTGCGGAGTCTGTGTCTTCTTTTGCTTGCCCAACACAAGCGTCTTTTTATTCGTTTTCTTATTATTCTTGACCATACTTTACTGTTTGATCGATTGATTAGGCTATATCACTGCCGCTACATTGGTGCTCCCTCAATGCAAGAAATGCTATCAATCTCGACTATTCCAGGTTCTAGTCTCCACCCACGGTAGTACTCTTCCATGGCCTCTTGCTCATCGGGTGTAAGCCCAAACGCAGCCATAAAACTCACGCGCGTATTTGCTGAAACGGTAACAAACTTAGCGTCCATGCCTTTGCTCAACATCTGTGAGCCACTCTGCATGAACACCGCCTGCGCCATATTACTGGCTTTACCGTTCCGCATGTACGCGGAGTACATCTCTTGGAAAACAGGAATTCCCGCGGTCAACGCCATGCCACACTCACCCACAGCATACAACCACGATTGCAATGCACCGTGGTTGTCCAGGGGAAATAAGCACATGCTATCTTTCTCCCTCGCTGTTGAGTAATTGCGCACCATACGCCAACCACTACCTACCTGTACCGGATGGGTCTGACAGAATTCAATCTGTTCAAATTCATACACCGGTTCCTCGAGTACCATGGTGAATCCGCAAGTTAACGCGAAATCACAAAACCCTTCCTTGAACTTTTCCTCTTCCGTTCGCTCCATTATAATGACACAGTCATCTCCATTGTTAGCTAGACGCGCTCTAACCCCACAACTTTGCAACCATGCCCAGATGATGGCACACATGATGTAACTGTTCCCCAACGATGTGTTCATGTCGCCACTCCCGCGACCACCACACACCTGGTACTTAATCTTCCCATCATGGCAAAAAGCCACACCACGATTGTGCACCTGCATGCGCAACAACCGAGCCAGCTCTTTGTCATGGAACAAGCTATTATAGACTGAATGCTCGTGTTCTAATAACCCAGCATCTACGCTGGCGTCAAAACGCGCGGCATCCACCCCTACAGCGACCGGGTCGCTAAACTCATCCCACAACTCCCTCATTTCATCTCCCATTTGATCCGCATTCAAGCCCTTGAAAACCACGAACTTCTGACCGTAGACCTTAGCAATCGCGCGAAAAATTGGCTTCTCGCTATGCTTAAGGTACCGGCCCAACCCGATATTATAGATCGGACTGCGTGGTTGGATCGTTCTGGGGGACTTAGTCACAGGGACTTTTTCCACCTTCATGAACGTACGGAAAATAGCATGCATTCTCTGCACACCAAAATCCAAATAATCATCGAGATAAGAGGCATATAACGTTCTCTTTCGACCCGTGTAACTATCGACGAATTCGTCGGGTGTCACAGGGTGGAAAGTACGGCCAGCCGCCTTTACCAATCGATTCTTAAACTCTCCCAGTATCCCATCGTAGTACTCTTTACTACGACCTGCTCTCTTTAGCAGTTTACCACTAACCTTTGCGTATATCATACGCTCAGCGATAGCGGCACAAGTTGTCATGACATCAGCGGCATTTGTGCAAAGTGTCCGGTCCTCTCCGGCCAGCCCACCTAACACATACACTGCTCTCTCCTTCTCGGCCTCTCGCCTCCAATGCACGGCCAAACTAGCATATTTCGGGTCTTCGTTTTTCAACGCATCCCAAGTTTCTTCACTCGGAGAGTGACGAACACTTGGCACCTTGTAGACCCGGCTAGCGTGCATCTTGACGGGGCGCCCCTACGCGAAGATTCGCATCAGACGTGTGGACCACCTAGTGATGCGGCACAGGTGTTCATCGAACTTCCCTGCCACCATCAACTTGTACGATCCCACCGCCTTAGCTGCGATCATTTCCTCCAATGAAGGCTGAAACGTCAACGCGACCACATATGGCAACAACTCAGCTTGGTGACTTGGGCGCAACCCATGATCTTTCATGATCGTGGTAGCAAATCGCCAAATAGCTTTATGGTTTGCCTCAGTGGGCTTGGGGGTGCCGAACTTAGCCTTACACGCATCTAGCACACGACGCGTGTATGTAGCTCTATTGCGACCACCATAAATTTTCCGTGAACCTCTCACTTCCAATCCTGGCGTGCAATCTTGCACTACTGACTCTTTTCCTGCCACAACTAGTCCAGTAGTCACGGTCTCAACCGGACTCTCGACTTCAACGGATGGTGAACCATCCTCCATTGCCGGAATGACACTTCCGGCCAATGATCCAACCAAAACCTGTTGGACCTGTTCCATTTGTATGTGAACAGGGACGTCCGCAGTCAACCCAGCATTCTTTCTCAAGCAATAACTGGTCAGCGGCACGTCGGCGATGCATTCTTCTGCTAAACGACAGTCATCGACCGCATTCAACACATCCTTCATGAATGCATCTTCTTCTTCATCTCGAACTAGCAAATAAACGCCAGCAGCTGTTAGGGCCAAGGCAAACCCACACACCATCTTAGTAGATAAATTTCCAAACATGTTGAAAAAT